TGAGATTTGCCGTCCCATAGATGCGTTTCTTTGTTTCAATGGCTTTCTGTACCACTTCTGGGTCGAACATTGGATTCCTGTTCAACATGTGATCCATTACTGATTCTCTGGTACACTCATTCCAACCACCTTGGTCGAGGTGGAACCCTTCGTGTTCCACCATCCAATCGATGTCTTCCTGAGTGTACCCGAGAGATGCCAGATACTTTGTGAGTCTAACCTTCACAGGCACGACAGGCGTTGTCCTCGTCATTTTCAAAAGTGTCAATCCCAGTCAGGAATGTCACTAACTCATCATAACCTCCGACATATTGTCCAGAGATGTAGATTTGTGGGACAGTCTTCACGTCACGTCCTGTGACTTCTTTTGCGGACTTCCCAATCTCTTCAAGGTCAACCCATTCGTATGGGATGCCTCTCAGAGTTAATTCTTCTTTTGCCATCACACAGAATGGGCAGTTTTTCTTTCCGTAGACGTATGACGTCTGATCGTCCTTGAGGGCATCGCGTTCGACTTTCTCCGAGACAGTCTCTGCTCTCGACTTGGCTTCTGTTCGCAGATAGTAGAGACCTTTAAGTTTCTCACGAAATGCCTTGAGGTGAACAGAGTTAACATAACTTCGAGCCGAGCCGGATGGGAAGAAAAGATTAACTGACTGACCTTGGCAGATGTACTTCTGTCTGTCAGCAGCATGCTGTACAACCCAGTGTTGGTCCAACTCTTGTGCAGTCTTGAACACACTTTTCTCCTCGTCTGTGAGGAAGTCCAAGTGCTGGACAGAGCCTTTGTTTGTGATAATTGATGACCAAGTGCTTTCATTGTTTCTTTCGTGCGCATTCAACACCTCTTCCAAATATTTATTTTTCACAAGAAAAGAACCTGCTCTTGTGCGGTGAGTGTATGCATTCGCTTTCATTGGTTCAATCGATGGCGACGTTGACAGAATGATGCCAGACGATGCATTTGGTGCAATCGCCAGCAAGTGTGCATTTCTCAGACCGGAACCGACCATGTCCGGTGCCTCACCTCTCTCTTCTGCCAAAGCACGTGATTGAGCTTTTGCTCGACCAGAGATGGCCTCGAAAACTTCTTCGTTGATTCTTGCAGCGTCATCAGACTCCCACGCAATACCTTTGCTTTGAAGGAGAGAGTGGAATCCCATTGCACCCAACCCAAGAGAACGTTCCTGACTTGCAGAATACTTTGCTCTTGAGATTGCATCTGGGGCATTTTCGATAAAGTATTCAATAACATTATCGAGCATTGTGATGAGATCCTCCACAATGGTGGTATCTTTCCAATCTTCGTAAAACTCCAGATTGAGAGAAGACAAGCAACACACCGCAGTCCTGTCATCGGATGTCGGAAGATGGATTTCATTACATAAGTTGGAACCATGAATTTTCAGTCCTTTCTTTTTGAGTTGTTCTGGGAGATGACGGTTTGCCTCATCAATGAAGTTCAAGTATGGCTCACCAGTTCTGAATCGAATTTCAAGAATGCGTTCCCACAGTTTGCGTGCATCAATTTCTTCAGCAACAGTGCCTTTCGCAGGATCGCGCAATGCGAACTTCTCGCCTTTGAACACTGCATCCATGAACTCATCAGTGATGTTGATCGCATTGTGCAGATTGAGTGCCTTGCGTTGAACGTCACCTGTTGGGATACGCATGTTGAGAAACTCAACGATGTCAGGGTGGTGCACATCCATGTATGCAGCATACGAACCCTTGCGAGTCTTGCCCTGACGGTATGCGATCATGTCAGCATCGACAGTATGTAGGAAGGGGATAGGACCTGGAGCTTTATCGGACACCGTACGCACATCAGACCAATGTCCGCCAACACCCCCACCAAGAACAGAAAGCCAACGAAGCTCGCTAGAATGATCAATGAGACCTTCGAGAGAGTCAGGGACGTAAGTGAGGAAACACGAGATCGGAAGTCCGTTGTCTTTCTTAACTCCGTTTGGAGCGTTCGAAAGTACTGGAGAAGCAAACATGAACCACTTATGACTTACATAATGATAAAGACGTCCAGCGAGCTCAGCATCCATTTCTCCTTTGTATTGTGACCATGCTTTTGCAGCACGAGCATATGCTTCTTGTGGTGAGTTTTCATGATCACGCATGTAGAAATCAGTGAGCATGTTGATTGCATACTCAGTGAGTAGTTGATCCTTTTCCAGATCGATTTTNATTTTAGACATTAACTTTCATCCAACNTTGTAATTGAATTTTCGCGGACAGACCTTGATATGTGTTTTGTTCGACAACTGATTGAACATCGATGCCTTTCAACACCATATCGTTTACATCCTTCTCTTTGACTTTTTCAGGCCATATGACGATTTTGAAACCGTCATCAACAAACTTTTTCATTCTTCGCACGATTTGAGGGTTTCGCGGTTCATTGTCGAGGCAGATCACCGCATTGGTCAGATATTTATTTCCGAGATTTGAAACTCCAGCCATCGCAAGTGAATTTTTTANAAAAAGGCTGTCGATTGGACCTTCCACAACAGTGAAAGGTTTATTCAGATCCACGGCATTTCTGCCGAAGAGACGATCTTCATCAGGGTCAAAGACGATTGTGATGTACCTTGGTCCATCGTCGTCCAATGCCCTACCCTGCATCGCAAACAGATTGCCTTCCTCAGTGAAGAAAGGCAGGATTAGTCTTCGGTCTCCAGAGACATTCTTTCCGACAGATTCACAGATCTTGCCAAAGCACTCAGTGAAATATATGTCACCAAACCTACTATCATCGATGCCTCGATTCCGTACATATTGAACACAAGGATGCTCATCTGGTAGACTGTCCACCACACTGCAAAGACCCAGCAGAGAATTAAAGTTAATCTGGACTTTGTGGTTGCCACCATTGCTGCCATGATTGTTAGAACTATTACCATTTTTCACCTTCTCAAAAAGCATGTTGCGTTGGCAACTGTGGCAGAGAAACATTGTCTTCTCGCCATCAGGATATTTGAAACTTTGGGATCCGCAGTAGGGGCAAGACCCAACGAAAACACCGTCACCAACTGATTTGAACATGAAGTCGTTATAGTTTGCGTGACAGGATTTTTTTCAGTTTCTTCTTTCTTCCGAGAGGTTTGTCGATGCCAGCGAGTCCCGTGGCGTTGATGTCTGCGTTGGTGCCAGCACCAGACAGAGAACCACCAAAGGCAGCACCAGATGTCATTTCACGCATGATCTCTTCTTCCATGGCATCAAGATACCCTTCTGGAGTTGAGATGTCGTGTTCCATGATTGGAATGATTTCGTAGTCTTGAAGTTTCTCCATCAAAGCATTGGCTGTTTCTTTGTTCGATTCTGCTTCGACGTGTTCCTTGATCAGAGCAAGTGCTGCAATGTATGTGGCCAGTTGTGAAGAGCCACCAGGAACTTTGGCGAGGAGACGTTTGAGATTGAACACAAGACGATCAAGCAAAGTGAACGCTGCCTTCTGTTCTTTGGTTCGATCCTTCTTCTTGACGAGGATCTTGCCTTTGTTGTCAATGAGACCTGTCTTGAATGCGTCTGTCTTTTCCCATGGTGTTGTCAACTTCCTCAAGATTCGGAAGATGATGATGGTGTCGACTAGATTTCCTGCAGCCATTACTTGTCCATTTCCTTCAATGCCTTTGCGGTGAAAAGAGAGAACTCTTCCACCTCTCCTGGTTTTGTGTAACCAAGATAGTTGAAGACAGTCATTAAAACTACCTTTTCTTTTTCGGATGTCTCGAAAAGCAAGAGTTGCTTCGCTGCATCCAAATCAAAGTTGTTTGTGAATGTGATCACGTGATTGCAGAAAAGTCTGATGTTTGTTGAACTCTCTTTCGCAAATCGATTTGCCATTTTTCGAACCAATCGTTTCACTGCTAGATCTTCGAGAAACTCTTCCTCTGACATGCAAAACTCGTTCTTATAATGTTTGGCGGCAAAAACGTGAATGTTATTTTTACTTAGCTCCATAGGGAGATGACTTTCGCTCCGTGTCCAAATCGACACTTGGTTTCATTTCAACTTTGGTTTTCTTTCCAGACAATGCCAACTTCTTCGCTTTTGGGTCAACCGACTTTGACTTGACTTTCTTGCCTATGGCAACTTGCGATCCAGGAGCCTCTGTTGGGTCGATCGTTGGACCTTCCTGCTCAGTTTCTCCAGATTGAGTCTGCTGTGGTTGCTCTGTTTCGCGTTCTTCTTCTTTCTCTTCCTTCGATCTTTCGTTTTCGTCTTTGCCCTTCGAGATCTGCTCACCGTCGTTGATCTGTGGTTCTTGTTCTTCAAGGAACTCACGGAACTCAGCCAGTGTTCTGAAGGCAGGAAGAATGTCGAGAATGTTGTTTGCCATTGTAAAACCTCTTTCCTTTATTTACTACCCAAAGAACGATTCCAGAGATGCTTGCACCTCAGCAGTCCAGCCAATCGGCTGAAGGATCATGTTCATCGGATCAAGGATGGTCTTTTCGAACATCTTCTCAACGTCAATGTACTTGGCAACGTCAAACACCTCAGGTAGAGAGGTTGCAAATGAGATCACATCAGTGCCGACATTGTTTGGTTCGATGAGATAGATGAACTTGCCCTTCTCACCATTCTTGATCTCTTCCCACTCTTTCTCGAGACCATGCTTCTTCAACATGCGATTGAACACGATGGCGCCACGAACGTGGGGTGGCGTTCCTTTCATGAATCCTTCACGCAGAGTCATCTTTTTGACGTTGTTCATGGTTCGAGGAAAAGCCATCTCTTCAGGACTGAACTTTCTGAACTTCTCTTTGAACTCAGCAATGAACTTCTGAACTGTGTCTTCATCCTCGAGCAGAGTCAGTTTGATCATGTCAAGGAGAGCACCACGACAGGACTGAGGAGTTGATGAGCGAATCGCTTCAAGACCTTGAATCTTCAGTTTGGGTTTGTCGGCAGGCATTCGCACACCTTCCATATCCCAGACGCACATCGCATATCGTTTCTTGGCAGTCCAGAAAGCAGACGAGGCAATGGCTTCACGTTCCATGATCATCTTCTGACTGTATGCGCTTAGATACTCTTTGGTTTGTTCAAATCCTTGGTCAAGAATCTTCTGAATCTGCTCTTCGGCAATCTTGTCGAGGATGTCAACAATCTCTTCCTTGGATTTGTTTGGAAACATCTTGTCAACGAGAGGTTGCATGTTGACATAGTTTGAGTCAGTGTCAATGGCGATGACGTAGTCAACATTGTCAGTCTTCAAAACCTTGTTCATCCATTTATTGATCTCACGTTGTGCAATCTGAATCACCAACTGACCTGACAGAGTGATGGCTGCACCCATGCGACGATCGTACCATCTGAAGTATCTGTTCACCATCGCACCATAGCCAGAGTTCAGGAGAATCTTGAGAACATACTGTCGCAGGTTCTCAACAGAGTCATTCTCACCTGCCTTCTGCTTGCGAATCATCTCTTTCTTGTACTTCTTTCGATCTTGATACATTCGAGACATCAAGCGAGGAATGATGCCCTCAAACTCATTCGAGTATGCAAATCCTGCTGCAGTGATCGAAGCATTCATCGGAACGTCACCAAGACCATCGCCAGCCAGCAGTCTGGCAACGCGACCTTCTTCTGACTCGTGTGGCCAGAGACGCCAATCTTCGATGAAAGTCTCAGGACTGATGTTGAACTGCATGATCAAATGAGGATACAGAGAGTTCAAGTCGAAAGACATGCACCATCCGTGCTTGCCGACCTGTGGTTGTTTCACAAACCCACCAGGAATCGACTGATGGTCGTTGACGTTTGGCACGAAATGATTGGTCACCTTGCGGTTGAACCACAACTCTTTGTTGATCAGACAGTCCCAAACACGAACAGGTGACGACACCTCCTCGAAGTTGATGCATGCTTCGTATGCGATCAAGATCTGAGCATCGATCAGACCCATCTTTTCATCAAGTCGTTTGACGAGGTTGACGTCCTGAATATTGTAGTCGATGAACTTTTGGAAGTTGTCGAAGTACAGATTGTGCAAACCTTGCACCTCTGAGTAGTCCAACTTGCGTTCGCCCAACTCAACCTCAGCGATGAAGTCAAGACGATACGACTCTTGAATCTTGTTCTTGCGATACCTGTCGAGATAGTCAATCTGATCGACACCGACAATGGCGCAGACCTGCTCGTGACCATGCTTGGTTGGAATCTCACGAACACGTGCCTTGCCCCATGGTGACAGTTTGCGTCCTTTCATCCCAAGGTTCTCGAGACGATTGTACAAATATGGCATGTCGAACATCTCAATGTTCCAGCCAGTCACAATGTTGGGAGTGAACATGTCCCAGTATCTCAGGAACTTGTTCAGCAGATCACGTTCATCAGCACAAGCAACATATCGAACCTTGTCAACCAACTCAGGTGGCAACTCAGACTTCTCGGCTGACCACTGACCATGACCAAATGTCACGAACTTGTCAATCTTGGAGTCGTGAATGCAAATGGCAGTCACAGGATACGCAGCATCACGTGCTTCAGGGAATCCTTCGGTTGACGTCACCTCGATGTCGATGTTGAAGATGCGGATGTCTTCCTTCCGCCACCGATCAATGGTGTCGTTGAACTCTTCGAGGCAATACTGTGCTTGATGGAATGGATATCCGTACAGTCCGAGATTCGAACCTTTGTGTGTGTCAGTGAACTCTTTGCACTCACTCATCGTGTCAAACTGAATGGGTTTGACGTTCTTTCCGAAAATGGTCTTCCAACCATAGTCATTCGGATGCTCGATGTAGAGAGTGGGTGAGTATTTCAGACAGTCGCGAACTTCTTCGCCATTGGTGATGCCACGGATCAAGATCTCGTCACCAACTCGGGAAATGTTTGTGTAGTAATCAATCATGCATCTGTTATAGGCTGCGCGACTGATTCTTTACGTTCCCGATGGTGTAATTTTGCTTGAGGGTGAATTGAGATTTTTGTGCGTGTGAAACCACCTTGATGCGATTCATCGAGGATGGTTCAGCAATCTCTGGGCGAACGATGTCACACAACTCCCACTCCTGTAAGAGTTTGGCTATGGCGTTTCGTCTTTCGGTGTCTTCAGATGTGATTTGAGTTTTCTCAACTCCATCAAGACGAAACAGCTCTTTGAAATGGCAGATGTAGTATTTGCCACGTTTGTGTAGAATGTGACAGGTCTGAACAAGTTTGTCCTTTGTCACGATTCCGATTCTTGTGAGTGTTTCGATGATCTTGAGGAAATCTTCGCGTTCTCGCAGGGTCACTTCCAATAAGTTTTCAATCATTTGTCTTCCTTTCAGAAGATCCGCTTGCATTATTTACTATTTGTAGAAAATGTGATCGTCAATNCGTGAAGTGATGCTGAGATCAAATGCCCATTTCGGATAGGCAGTGACTGCGTGATAGTGTGTGGCACCNTCAGTCAGGTCAGGTATCTCATTGAAATAAACACGGTATGCAATGTCCATTGCTTTCAACACAGCACCGTGATCCAACATTACGTCTGACTTACCGTCACAGTACCAAGAGAANTGACACTTGTGCTTGACAGGTAGTTCATCGCCTTTCCAGTTGATGTAAGTTGGACCTTGCTTGATCACCTCACANACATTAGATGGGTAGTAATCGTGATTAACACGATTCATCACCACCTGAGTGACTGCGATCTGACCTGCTGTCGATTGATTGCGTGCTTCGAAGTAGATGTTCTGCGCAAGGCAGAACAGTGCTGCTTCAACAATCATTGCTGTGGCACAAACTTGAATGCTGCACCGTTCATGCAGTATCTCAGACCTGTCGGTTCTGGACCATCCATGAACACATGGCCATAGTGACGTTTGCCGTCAGCAGAACGAATCTCTGTTCGAGTCATGCCTAAGGTGCTGTCCTCGACCATCGTGACTGCACTGTTCGTGACAGGTTTGAAGAAAGATGGCCAACCTGTGCCTGATTCAAACTTGGTTGATGAGTGAAAGACCTTTTTGCCTGTGACACGATCGACATACCAACCTTTGCGTTTCTCATTCAAGAGAGCAGAACTTCCTGGACGTTCAGTCGCATCATTGTACATCACATCATATTGGAGTTTTGTCAAACCCATTTCTGCTGCTTTCTCTTCAGACACACCATTTGACTGTGCCATCATTGTTCCAAAAATGCTGATTCCAAACAATCCTGCGATTGCCATCTTCACTGTGTTGTTCATATTCCACCTCTGTGTTCATTGTACCATTTTATTATAGTAACAAGATCCTCGGATTTTAGAGTTTTTTGATATTCTTTTGCAACTTTGTCTGAACAGTTGAAGTATGCCTTAATTGGCTCAAGTTCTTTGATATCCACTCTCTTGCTCCACTTGGCGAAAAGATTCTTCTTGGGAAGAGCATGAAAGTAGAAGTCAAATTGTGCTTTCTCAGGAAGTGAATGGTATTTATTGAGTTCATTCGCGAACACAACCAAGTCCTTCCTTTGGCTCATTGCGAGATTGGTGATGTATGGCAGATACCCTGACAAGTCATCAGGATACTTTTTGTCTGCGATGTTTTTGATGTAGTCAAAAGGCGACTTCTTCTCGACCTTGACTTCAAAGGTTTCTTCTTCCTGAATGATGTTTCCGAAGAGGTCGATGTTCATCGCCACTTGATTCCCTTCATGCACTCGACGACGAATGCAGCCAAGTTGATCTCTGGATTCGCAACGAATGCTGCCCTGTGTTGATACTCACCCATGATCAGAATCAGGTTGGGGATTGACTCAGGTGCAACCAAATCATTCATGTTGTCATACAGGTCAGAAAAAAGNGAGTCGGGGTCAGGGTTGTCAGCGATCCATTGCCGACACTCCTGGAACTTCCCCGATCTCATTGAGTTGACAAGAGTTTTGACCTTGGAACTGTCAATCACAGCCAGAACTCCAGAGTCAATGGTTCCACCAATGTTTGCATATCTTTGCAATTCATTGAGGATCCGACGATTGTCAGGANAGAAACGTTTGATCGTTTCAAACACTGCATCATTTACAAAGTCGACCTCTTCANCACGAAGAATGTCGAGAACTCTCTTTGCGAGAGACGCTTGCAGNTTGACNAAATCGCTCTTGTCAATGTTGAAGTCGATGACTGAACACCGACTGTGCAGAGGTGCAATNATCTTCTGTTTGAAGTTGCACGTCAGAATGAAGCGACAGTTTGCACTGAATGCTTCAATCAGGTTTCGCAGTGCTGCTTGTGCTTCAGGTGTGATGTAGTCTGCCTCATCAAGGATCACAACTTTGGTCTTGCCATTCGTTGACATTGTGCCAGCGAACGACTGAACCTGAGATCGAACCATATCGATGCCTCGAGTCTCTGATCCGTTGATGATGATGTAGTCACACCCAAGTTCTTCACACAAAGCACGTGCGACTGTGGTCTTGCCAGTTCCTGCGGATCCAGACAAAAGCAGATTGATGATCTCACCCTTGTTCCTGAGGTTGATGAACATCGACTTCAGGTTTTCAGGCAAGATGCACTCGTCAATCGTTTTTGGTCTGTGTTTTTCCACCCACAAAAACTGTTCTTTCATTACTCTACTCCATTCACTTCTTGATACAACTCTTCGAACTCTTCGTGCAACGCAACCTCTTCAGAGAAGTTGGCAGCAAAGGCGACCTTCGCCATTTTTCGAAACACCCTTGGAGTTATAGTTGTTTCATCTTTGATTTTTGCGATGATATCTTTTTGAAGATCACGTTCCGCAGCAGTGCGTGTGAAAGAGTCACACATTTCAGACAGTGCACCTTGCACGATTTTCTTTTCATCTGATGTCATTTCAATATTTTCCCATGTTTTTTGATGTATGATACAGTTTTGCCAGTTGCTTCAGAAGCAGCAGAGAGAGTGTCGTAGACTTCACCTTCGAACTCAACAGCAATGGCGTTGCCTGTCGCTGTGCCTGACTTGCCCCATTTGAACTGAGACTTCCACTTGTTTTCAAACTCTTTACTTTTGCTCATCTCTGGATTCAAGTAGTTTTGTCAAGTGAAGAGGCACGAGCAAGTGGAGT